CGACAATCTCTCACACCTAAAGGTGTGCCCGAGCTTTCCAACTCGAACTTTAGTTATTTAAAAATTCCTCCTTCTAATGCAAACTATAGTTATATGTTTATTTACAAATATACAATTATATACAATTAGTCAGATTGAAAACGACTAAGGTGTATGAAACATCTTTTAACACACGTCATACTATGTGTGCTTATTTGAAGTCTAAGCAAGACTATGGTGGAACAGCCGCATTTGAAACAAATAACGGTGGACACGCAAGAAAGAAAGAAAGTTGAAATTCATCACAAAAACTCCTCTGAAAGATTGTAGAACTAAGCAAACCTGAAACACTAGCGACACAAAGAGATGTGACAGGAGTAGTATCATCAGCGTAATAATTCGTAGAATCACCTTGCCAAACATGCACAAATGACACAGGATACATACATTGATATGTACCTTGATGCCAAACATTATTGAGAAGGGAATCTAAATCTGAAAGCATTGTATTAACGGGATTTTTATCAACCGCAGGGTAATCAACTACAACAGTATTTCTTCCAAAACCACTAACCGCAGTGGAGTTGAACAAGAAATTAGAATCTCCAGCTACTTTAAAGAAATTAGGATCAAGACCAGCACGCACAGTAACATTCGTGGATGACATCTTGATTCTAGAAGAACCTCTAAAGTAAGCATACATTGGTGCAAAATATGAAAATGCATCAGCGACAAAAGCTTCTCCTTGAATAACCCCAGTAACAGGGACACTAGTGTAGCCAGTAACAAAATATGGATATATATGATACTGCGAACCCGGATAAGTCTGGGTAACTCTAGGTTGCAATTGACAATTACGATTTAACAATTGTTTAATCGATGTAAAATGCTCTCCAATGCAAGCAGAAGAGTACATAGTAGATTGTCTATGAACTTGAGAATCACCTATACCAGAATCAACAATAACATCAGCACCAGAACTCTTAGATTGGGGAGTATAAATACCACCACCAGTATAACTATTAGTACTGGGAACTTGATATTCAAAATCATCACCAGCTGTATAAAAAGTAAGTAGTTGCACTTGTTGAGCACAGGTCTCAGGACACCTCAAATCGTTCAAAACGCGAACATGAAGTGTACCAATAGCTATGTTCTGTGCAGCATAAGTACGATGTAGCATATACGGAAGATTCAACTTAATAATGCTTTGCTCTCTTATATCAACGATAGTACGAAGAGAGTAAACACTAGTAGTTGTATCAGGAACAGTAGTAACAGTAGTAATGGGTGTAAAAGTAACAAGCAACTTGCCGGAATGGAATTTAGTTTTAACAACCTTAATAGTCACGTTAATAGAACCTCTATAAAATGTAAAAAAATTTGACAAATAATATAAAGGAGCACCAATAACATAATTATTAATAAATCCAGTACCGGTTTGTGTACCCGCATACTTGAAATTTTGTGGCTTAATTTCTTGAGTTAAGAGCAGAGTATTAGAGGCATTTGCTGTGGTCCAAGTAGTTGGACCCATGTAAGTTGGAACTTTAAGCAAACGCTTTAAAGACATCTCGTCTTCATCGGTAATACTATACTCAGTAGTGACTCTCGTCTTGTTATCATGAATCAAAGCAGTACACACTGAAGTGTCATGCCCTGTGGATGTCCCAGAATATCTATAAGTCTGCAAAGTATTAATAGCAGTCCTATCTTCTATATAGGGTTTTGACCATCCAAATATAGAAGCTACCGAAGCTGCGGTCCTAGCTGCCCATGCAACAGAACCAGAAACTACATTCAACAAAGGTATTTCACCCAATGTATCAGCAGCTTTAGCAACAATATTCAAACCATCGGAGATCTTAAAAGTATCTTCTTTCTTTGTTAAATCCTCACCAGATTTAGCACTAAAGCCTTTACTAGAACTCTTACTTTGTGGAACTATGGCAGCGGACATCTCAACATCAGTCCAATAACCAAAAACACTCACTTCTGCATTCTTATTGCCGGCTGCAGCACCGACTTCAAGTGGAGACACAATATCTATCCACACTCGACCCCAATCATAGGTACCAGCTTTTCTATCAAACCATGCAGATGGTGCTACATAAGGTATTGACATTTCTGCCACGGTATCATGAATATCCAACTCGATATGGGGATGTTGGAATTTTTGTACAATATGATAATTGTAACGATTACTAAATTTAGGATCAACAGTAACACGATCAGCATAATTTGGTAAATAATGTATAAGCAAATGCCCTTGCATAAAGGGATCAGCATTAATCTGTACTCTAAGATTAAAAGTACCTCTAAAGAGTTCATAACCTTCGGCCTTCTTCTGCCAAATAGCTACTGAATTCAATAAGGGTCCAATATCTAGAGTATAGAGATTAGCATCTATAGCAGATGTACTAGCCCATTGAAAATTGGTCAGTAGTATCGGCTTATGAAGAAAATCTTTAATACTTTCTCCTCTCACTTCAAGATCACTTGTTGTAACATTATTCTTCAAACTAGACAAGACCTTTGATTCGCCTTCCACGAATTCTGTTGTCTCATGTTTATCAGTAGAAATCACATTTAACATTTCATCATTTACACGCACACCTCCATCTACTAAGTTCGCTCCACTAGCGGACTGAACAGTAGCAATTGAAAATACACGGGTGTCATTCTTCGCCTCAACGACACACAGAGCCTCATCCACTTCCAGTGGGATGACAACTGTTGGGATAGTCTTCTTCTCCCAGAGCAAATTATCTTTACTAACCTATAATTTTACTCCCCACTAGCGAGTCAAGCTTGTAGAAAGGATCATACACTTGATCAAAGCTTGCCTCCTGATCTTCATCATCCTCTTGGTACACATTGTACTCAGGAAACTTAAGAGAATGATAAGCTGCAAAAGCAGCTTCAAAGGTGGTGTTTTTACGCGGATAAACACCTAATTTTTCGTACGTTGCGTCAGCTATCTTTCTAGCATTAAGAGAAAATCTCTTTCTACCATGGGCTGACAATTCCGCTAGCGTACGTTCAACATTTAACAATAAACTGTTTGGATTTCTGTCCTTGCCTTTGTACCAGGCCAGAGCTTCAAACAGTGAAGAATCCCTTAAGGGGGCTACCACGCAACCATCGACGATATTAAAACCTCGTCCGAGAATAGAAAACTCTCTGATATGCGTGTGCAAGGGGATAACGAAATCAATCCTCCTCCCTTTCTGGTCATCTGTCAATTCCATATGGAAAATGTCAAACACAGCAGCTTGGTAATTATACCAATTCACATACTTCCTAATTTTAATACTTAAGGTGATAACATTGTCATCACCCATGACACCGAATCTAATATTATCCCTAATATAGCATAAGATATCATGAGTTTCCCAAGTGGAAAAATCAGAATGAGCACGCAAAATAGTTAACATTGAGTAATAAATAATAAAAATACCACTCAAACAATTAATTAAAGTGGTAAGAAAATTACCACTACAATTTCCATGCTGCCATGCATAAACACAAGAATTGGAACCAAACGCTAAAACAAACGCTGGGTTCTTCAAGCACTCAAATATAGCTTCTCTTGCTATATTACCAGATGGATCAAACTCGCCATAAAAAGCACGAGCAAGAACCATTAAAACATTTAAAAGTATAAAGATTTGAAATTTATCAAATTTGCTAAAGTCTGCTGCAAAACCATACTCACCAACACTAGTGAGATGGGTAAAGAAAGCAGGCCATTCTTTAGCAGGGTTGCAACCGATAAGAATACCATTCTTAACACGATTTTTAACAACCCATTTAATAAGTTCTCCAAATGCAGAAACAAAAACAGGAACACTATTTTTATCTGCACCATGGAATAAACGAACCTTATCTCCATCTTTACACTCAACTTTTAAATGATTTTGGAAAAGCACTGGTAATGCTTCCCCTCGTTTAGCCTTCTCAAGACCATCTTCACAAATTTTAACAAATGTTTCGGACATAGGATTATCAAACTCATAATCCCCTTCTGTCCCAAAACATTGTTTAAATTTGTTCGGGTCCCAATCCATAGTCTTACAAAGATATGTAAGGCTAGGACCGATACCCGATTTGCGGTTTAAGCCTCTCAGACCATCGCCACCCTCTATACACTTCTTAATAGGGATAAGACCTCTCATCTCATCCGTAATAGGACTGCTAGAGTTTATAATGTCAGAACAAATAAAATCCGACACTATATCAACATCCAAAGGATCAACCTTCACATCTTTATTTCCACCGTAGCTTTGTATCCCCATAATCAATGGGTCGCCTTTATCAGTGGGATTAAGATTAGTAGGCATTTTGGTAAGTTTTCCATTTACTCCGTACTCACTACGGATAAATCCAAAAAGCTCTGATCTTTTGATGTTATTTTTCCTATTTATTGTTACTTCATCGATAGTACCAATAGGTATATGATGGTCAGCAATAGGAGCACTGACCTCAGGTGACTTAATATAAGGGACATAAGTCTTGCACTGCCCTGTAACAGCGTTTGCTATATTAACCATGTTAGAAATGTTCTCTTCAACACTTTCAACACGATCTTTGGTTTTAACGGTAAGAACATAAGGCTCTATCCACTTATAATCCTCTTGAAAATAAGCGCCACCAAAACCATATTTAAGCAAATTGTACCAAGCACTATGTCGATACACTATGAAAGGATGTTGAAAAACCTTGTTTCGTGAAACCAAATGGGTAAAACTATTTGACCACATAAAACAAGGAGCTCCACAATCCCCTCCTAGTGTTTCGATATCTATTTGAAAACCATCAAAACTCGCAACTGCTTCCTCTAGCAGATCAGCTTCACTGGTTCCAACTACTCCTCTCGGTATTGGATAGCTATATTTTCCTGTTTTGATTGTAGCATTCATAGGTGTCGATCGACCAACAGACCTATAAAATTTAACAGGAAATTTACCACTTTCCAATACTTTTAAATACTCAGGATCCTTCACAGGCATCCTTTTAACAGCACAGGTATGAATTTTAGTTCCAGACGGCATTTGATAATATACTTCATCTCTTGCAACTGAATCATCTCTTATGATCCACCTAACCTTCCTAAAATCATACCATACTGAGGGTGTTGAGCTTGTTAAAACAGGTGTTAAACCAAACTCAACTAAGGAACAACTTTTCAAACGTGAAAATGAAATCATAGTCCGAAGAATATGATAATGTAAATTAAATAAATGACCTCTCAAAGCCATAGTCTTACATTCATCTTCAACCTTATAAAAAGTCGTTCCGTCTGGGTTAATAAAAGTATACCTAACCCAAAAGGTATAAAAATTTTCTAAAGCAGCATTCGCATATTCCCACTTCTTATCTCCCGGTATTGCTCCCTGCAATACAACGGGATCTAAGACTTGGGCCATAGGAACAGCAACTGGTAATGCTGATCTTGAACAACAATCAAAACCAGAATTATAGTCACTATGATAATCTTTAGAACATTTATGTAAACTTTCATAATAAGCACGTTCAATAGCTTCCTTACCACAACACTCCATGTTGTGAGGACCTCCGCTATTGAGGTGTTTAATATAAAAATTTTGTATACCCTTACTATGATCTACTACCACAGGTTTGGAAAAACTTTTGAAAAATGTGATGGCTACAGAAATCATTTTGTAAGTAGCTAGGGCTGATACACCTAGCACAGTAAGACTTACAAAAGGATGATCTTTAAACCAACACAAGGGATCAGACATAAATTGACGTGTTTTACTCTCTAAAACAGCTAACAGACTAAAGGAAACAATAGTCATAGCTTTAGAAAATAAGACACCATATGATAACAACTTCTTCACAGCATATATCATAGGGTCAGTTAATTTATGTTTAACTATCTCTTTCATCTCATCAAAACTCCAACCCCTCATCACACGTGACTGCTTAACATCTAAGCCAGTCACATCTAATGAAGGTTTTTCTTGACAAACACTTCTTTCCATCGCTTCTCCAATTGCGGTGGACACTTCAATCGAATAACCTTGAATTAAATCTTCTTGAACAATTTGGGTAACCACAGGCTCTAAATAAGGAACATCATCCTCATCAGAGTCTACACCAAAACCATTCTCAAATAATTCAGGATTATTCAAAGCCATTCGATTAAACTCTTCTTCAGAATCATACATTGGAGTAGGTGTATCAAACTCCAATGAATGACGCAACTCCAAAGATTTAGCACTCTTACTCGCACTAAGACTACAAATATCATCAAATGAAGTCTTACCTTGAACAACTATATCATCAGGCAAATTAATTAAAGAAACAGTCCCTCTCCGGGCTGCACTCCTCAAATAACTTATCTGATTTTTATAATGAATACCAAATCTTCTCAAAAACTCATCTTTATACTGTTGAAGATTGTACATTCTACCGCCTTTTAACAATTGTCCGGTGGTAAAATTCCAATCATAAAACTCATATACATTTGAAAAATCTTTATCTCCATTTGGTAAAGTCGGAACTTTACTAATATCAACTGTTAACTTCATATAATCTTTGGGTTTGCCCTCTGGTGGCGTTGGAAACGTCATGCCACCAGGAACATCACCCAAAACTCCATATTTCTCATTAACAGCCATAAGACAAGGGAATCCGGTGTTGTTAATACCCGATAGACGTCTACAAATAGGTATTGTGTTTTGAACTGTAGGACAAACAGCCGGACAAACACAATAAACATTTGTAGATATATCAAATACTAACGACGCTTGAACAATCTTATCTTTTTTAAACATACCAGCAACTTTCAACTTTTGCTCACTATTACCACAAGCTTGTATAATAAACTCAGTAGGAGAAAACTCATCTCCAAGTTTCTCTCTTTTCTGAAGCCAGTCGTTCACTTGCGTGACAAACTGACTACTATACGACTCAAAATACTTATGACCACTCTGCACAGGATAACAAATTCTACAATAATTACCTGCAGCAGCGATCTTAGCATCTTGAGTAGCATAAGCTTCAAAACACAAGCGAT